TATGAGGAATAGATACCGTTTATACGCAATACCGAAACCCCGCGGTTCAATGAATATCTATCAAATAAGGGACCTGGACCTGCAGGGGTTTCTTCTACCGTTGGGGTAGTAAAGTAAAAATTTGACATGTCATCCTTATTCTGGGTTATGGGGGCTACCCGCTATATGGCAACCCCCACAACACCTAACTGCTAGAGAGCAGCGATTGAGGAACCTGACTCAATACGATAGAGAGCAGCCTCACGGTAACGGCTCCAACCGAGAACGCCGTACCACCCGATTGGGCGGAAGCGCATCAAGCGGTCAGTAACTGGTCCGATGACCACACCTGGCTCTTGTGCAACAGCCTCAGCCAACGCTTGCTTTCCAGCAACGATGGTGCGGAAGACACGAGTAACCGGAGTGACGGTGACAACGGTTGTTGCGCTGACTGCGCCAGTGTTGGCAGCAGAGAGCGTAAGCGTGGTGGTCGTTGCGCCAACTTCGATAGCAGCAATCTTTGCGCCAGAGGCGAGATTGGTGCCCGAAATCTTGTCGCCAACCTCTGCTCGCTGAGCGATAACAGAAGTGGAAGCAACGCCGATGGTGAAGCCAGCCGAAGTACCAGCAACTGTTACCTGAGTGGTAGCAAGTGTGGACTGGTCAGCGCCATCCTTAGCCGAGTACATGCGTGGGTTCTCTACGAAGAAAGCACCCTCGTATGTTCCGATGGTACCTGCGAAGAGGTTGCCAAGGGAGGCATCGGTGTGTGAGTGAGTATCGCGCCAGCCGACAGAGCCAGACTCTGCACGGAGGTCATGCGATACCTCTGGGTGGATACCAACCCAGTAGAGGCTACCCATGCGGAGGGAGTCAGCCATGTTGAAGGCGATGATGTCTGCGATTGCAGGGTCAACATCGGAGAGCGAGAACAACTCAAGTTTACGAGTTGCGAGCGCTGCGTTGCCGTACTCATTGAGAGTAACGGAAACGGTGGAGACATCTGGCAGTGCTACTGCATCTGGGTCAGTTGTCTCAGCGAGGGTAGAAGTAGCCGCGGTCAAATCGTTGTAGAGTGAGAATACAACGCTTGAACCAGGCATAGCCTGCTGTGCAGGCTTCTTGTCCGCGACTGCACGAATCATCGGCTGAGCGCGGAGGGCAAACTCAACATAGCGGTCATACGCTGTCTTGACTAGACCAGCGAGAGCCGTTGTGTCGGTAAATGCCATGTGTTCACCTCCTGGTGATTGGTTGATGTGGGTTTGGTTTATAGACCAAGGAGTGCATCAAGGTCCTCGCGGGTCTTTGCCCCAAGAACCTTTGCCATAGCATCTTCATCCACCGTTGGTGGTTGACCTGATGCCACAACATTATTGATTCTTGCGTGGGCGCTGACATCCGCAGCGGGTCTTGCTTCTTCTTGGGCTGGAACTGGTGCACCAAATACATCGCCATATTCGCTAACCCACTGGTTGATTGCTTCCTCAGAAGCATCAATATCCTGTGGGATAAACGCTGCAATCTTTGGGTTGAGTCCTTTAGCCTGTAGCACTTCCTTGACAGTACGCTGACGGGTCTGTGTTTTCAGACCTGACAACTCCTGCTCTAGTTCTTTTGCACGCTTTTCGAGCGCACGATTTACTTTGCGGAGTTGAGCGACAACATCTGTTGAGGTGTCGTCATCTTCGTCATCGTATGTATAGTTGGTAGCCATCTACCTATCTCCCTTTTGTTGGTTGTATTCGCAATCCACGCATAGGTTCGGGGAAACCCATACGGCTATCGCTACCAGACTTCTACGCCCCCCTGGGCTGGTCGGTCAGGGTGGGGATTCTGTTTAGATGAGGTCTGCGGACCTAAGGGAAGTTCCTGTCAAACCTGAGGTACCGCCGAAGCGAGCAACCTCACGCTGTGCCCTACGCTGTGATGCGAGGAGGGCTTCTGAACTTCCACTGATAACTGCATCAAGCGCTTCTTGCTCGCGGTAAGGCTCGCCTTCGATGCCAGCCAAGCGTGACTGCTCCCTGCGGAGTTGACCTGCTTGCTGCAAAGACTTCTGCAGTTGTTGCTCTGAAAGACTTGCATAAGGCGCAGTGCCTGCAATATCCGTGGCAACTTCTGGCGTAATGCTGGAGAGTCCAAAGCCTGCTTCACGAGCATAGCCAACGAACTGTGCAGCCTTAGCCTGCCTCTGAATAAGGCTAAGCGCCTTATCTGGGTCAAGAACATAGGCGGTAAGCGCACCTTCTCCAACACCGTAGAGGCTGCTGAGGGATTCCTTGATATAAGGGTTGAGGCTACGGGACAAGTCTTGACCTACCTGGAGGCGGTCCTGGAACTCTTTGGCAGATACTTGCTTGCCAATCAAATTACCGAAATCTTCTGGTCCATCGTAGAAACCCTTAGGCAAGTCAAAGAAACGGGCAGTCTGCTCCATCTGCTTCTCAATGCCCATGTACTCTTTTTCGCTGATTACCTTACCCTGCTTACGCAGTTCAGCCATACCAGGAAAGCGAGTCTTATACTCAGGGCGCTCATAAATCTCAAGCATGAGCATGTCTTCTGAGACATCGTTCATGATTTGCTTGTCGATGAACTGGGCAAGGTTACCTAAATCATAGGTTGTAAAGAGAGCAACAAGCCGGTCAGAAGCCTTCTGCTTTCCAGCACGCCTCTCAGCCTCGCGTTGTGCCGAAGCCTGGGCTGCCGCTTCTCTCTGTTGATTGGCAAATGCGGTTGCTTGGGTAGCCAATGCTGACTTGATTGCAGCATCTAGTTGCTCTTTTGTGACGGTACCGGCTGGAGCGCCAGTTGTCGCAGAGGTAGCAGGTCCGGTTGTTACGGCAGAAGTTGCTGGTGTAGTTGTAACAGCAGATGTTGCTGGTGTAGTTGTAGTAGGAGCGGTAACTGCTGGCGTTTGCAATGCGTTGAGTTGAGCGTTTGTAATACCAAATGTGCGCTCTTCTGTTGCAGTCAAATCTGGAGTCTGAGGGGTAACCTGTGGAGTCGGGGCAGTTCCAACGGATGCCAAATACTCTTGGTAAGACATTCTATCTTCCTCAGGCAACCTAGCCTGAAAGCGTGCCCACTGCGCTGCAGTCATAGCCATTTAGCGTGCCACCAATCCAAAGCGACCAAGGATGTTTAGACCGTACTGCTCATAGGTTCGTGCAGCATTTTCCGTATATTGCCAACGCTCATCGTTCTTGACGAGTTTCTCGGCATCCCATACCGGACGGGCTACGACCTTGCCGCTCTTCTCATCCATCATTGTGAATATCTTGCCGTCTTTCCAGAGCGGGTCATCCCAGTCAAGGGTGTCCTCATCTACCTCAAGCAGGTCTGCCCACTTCTTGCGCTGTAGGGAAGTAACATCCCAGAGGGTTCGACCTACGGCAAAGTCATCTGAAAACATTGGGTAGAGAAGTGACTGCTGGTTGACGATTTCCTTCTTGAGTTCATCGACAGATGCAGCCTTGCGAAGCCCATCAATACCTACCTCGCCGATAAGTCGGCGCTGATAGTTGCTCTTGGTCTGGTCGCTCAACTTCACGCCCATCAAGTTTGCATACTCGTTGAGGTCAAGAATCTGATTAGCGTATGCTCCACCGGAGATTTTACCGACAATATCTGCATTAGATACGATGGTGTTCTCAATGTAGTTTTCATCCCATCCATTGAGGAATGAGGTTTCAGCAAGCCCGCTGAGGTACTCAGATATACTTGGGTCAGCAACATCAAGACCCATGGCACGAGCAAGAGCCGATACGGTTATCTTGTACTCGTTTACCTTTTGCTGGTAGAACTTCTCGCCAAACTTGAACCGTGCTGCGATATTTCCTGCAACGGTTGGTCCATTGGATAGATACCAACTGCTACTGGTAATCATATCCGTAATGGCATCTGCGTTATACAAGAACTTGCCGGTGCTTGGGTCCCTTACGGTGTCATAAATGTTTTTGAGTTCTGGGACATTCTTGAGCAAGTTGACAATCCATGTAGTCATGGATGGCTTACCTGTGCCTAGCGGGTCCTTATCAAATGGGTCTGCCATTAGCCTCTAACCCCCAAAGCCTTCTCAAGTGCGCTGCCAAATACATTGGATGTCTGGAACTCTGCGAACATTGGGTCCTTCTGAGCACGCCTCTCAACAAGAGCAGCAGCCTCTGCCTCGCCAAATCCTGGGTCCGTAACAGTAACTCTCTTACCATCGACAACCTGTACGGATGTCTTGGTTGGCTTCTTGAGTTGGCGCTTGCGGACTAACTTGGCAAACTCCTCAGCCTCGGTGTCATCAATAACTCGACCCGTAAGGTTCTCAACACCCTGCTTGAACATCGCCATAGCGTTTTCGGTCTTTATCAAGGATGTGCTGTAGGACGGTCCCCTATCGGCTCCGCCTCCACCCCATAGACCACGCTGGATTTCTAGGAGTTGGTTAGGTGTCAACTTGTTGCCCATGCGGTTCATCTGCTGAGACAACTCGCCCCAGGCATCCCACTGCTGGCGTAATTCCGTAAGACCGGCGCTTGCAGAGACAACCCCAGACTTGACGAGCGTGTTCTTCCACTCAGACAGTTTCTTTGGGTCGCCAATGGGAAACATATTTGACCACTCTTTGGTGGATACGGTGTCGGTGGTAGTAAACGATGGTCTTCCGCCACCCTCTGCTGGATATGCGCTAACCGTAACTGGCTTACCCGTGTAAACACCGCCAGCGGTTGGGACGATACCTGCTGCTCCGGTAAGTAGTTTGGCATCAATACCACTGCTTGAGAGAAGTGCTTGTCCGAGTGGCTGGCTTACTAGGCTTTCGACATCAATACCTTGAGCCTGAGCCATGGCAAGTTGCATCATCATGTCGTTTTGCGCCTGTGCTGCCAAGGCTTCTTCTTGCGCGGTGTTATCTTCATCTCCGCCACCAAGCATAAGACCTGCAACACCAAGAGCACTTCCTCCGAGAAAAATCTTGCCCTTAGATACTTTGCCGGTTTTAGTCCTCGGAACATAAGTTTTGGCAACATCTTTTGCTGCTTTTAGACCTGCTTTTGCTCCAGCGTAAGCAGCCTTGCCACCAGAAACAACGCCACCTTCAAGGACGGTTCTGCTTACTGGCAAAACAATGTCTCTGGGGTTGAACTGCTCTGGATTGGCTATGAAGTAATCCACAGCATCACGAAGGTCGCTATCTGGCAAGTCGGGATACTTAGCCCGAATCTTTTGCCTTATCTCTGCTTTAGTTGCCATAGTCCTATCCGAGTGTCACTGGGTCGTTTTGTAGGAAGCGGTTGTAGAAGTCCTCAAACTCTGGAGAACCAGTCTTGAGTTGGTAGATGACACTGTTCCAGTAGCCATCAAGGTCTTCGTTTTCCTTCGCGGTAAGGGTTGATGCCCCACCGTATGCCTTGCGGTTAGCCAACTCTCTGGCAATCTGTGTTCTCGTATTGAGGTAAATTGCTATGCTGCTGACCACTGGGCGCTGCGCGTTGTCAGCCATCCACTTGCGGTCTGAGAGCATTGTCTTGAGAGACTCCATGCGGTAAATCCACTTGCCTCTATCTACGCTGTAGTAGTCAGCAGCCCAGTCCTTGTTGCGGGTTGTGATGTCGGCAATCATCATCTGGCGAAGGGTGTTGAACTCCTCAGCGCCTGATTCCGAGTATGACTGGTAGCCCTGTGCGTACAACTGTGAATCAAGCATGTTCATCTTCTTGCGGAACTCAATCCAGCCAACCTTGACATTGGCATCCTTCTTGAGTTCAGCAGGGTTTCGGCGAGCGCGGTAGTTCTCGGTTGAGCCAGGAACTGGTGCGTTGCCATACTGCCAGGCGTACACAGCCTCAGAGAAGTCATACTTGCCCTCAGGGTCATTGACCAAGAAGCCAATCATCTCAGGGGTTTGCTGACCCACCTTGCTTATAAGGCTGCTGTACTTCTGAATGTTTTGGTACGCCTTCTGAGAAGCCTGTGCACCCGTTGGGTTGTAGGAAGCACTCACCAAAGCAGGACCCATCTCTGGGTACATCTGCAGGAATAGCACCTCTGCATCGGCTCCGTAGGTCTGCTGCAGTTTGCGGAACTGCGTAGTGTAGAAACTTAGTGGCGAGTCGTACTGGGCAGCGAATGGCATGACCAGATTCGAGAGCATCTTGACTCGGTACATGTTGTTAGCCAGTTCGCGCACTTCTTCAAGCGTTGGCATCGTGTCCCTATCGCCAAGGTTGAAGCGAATCAACTCATAACGATAGACGGTGTTGAAGGTACGACTCCATGCCTCATCCTGTCCAACGAGCGAGACAAGTTTCTGCGCTGCTGGTGGGAACAACTGCTGGATGGTTCCCTCTTGTGGACCGAATGGCAGGATAGGAAGCACGCTTGATGTAACAATGTCTTCCAAGTCCGGCTTGAGTTTGACAATCTCGTTGACTGGCATGGTTACCACTGGACCGAATCCAGCGATTGCTTCACCCTGGAACAGGATGTCAAGGCTTCGCACTGGAATCCTTACTTCGGTTCCTGCTGCGCGAAGCGCCTGTGCCATACCTTTGCCATAGACTGGAATCTTGCTAACGGCGCTAAGAGCGCCCTCTGACATAGGCACAACAATCTTGTTGTCGTAGGAGAACTCAGTTGTTGGGTTTCCGTTCTGGTCAACCACATTAGGCTGATTACGAAGGGAGGAAACAATCTGACCTGCACGGGCAATGACTGCCGGATTGTCTCCAGCCAAGCCACCCCATCGGCGGATGGTGTTCTCCCAGGCGTTGAAGAACGGCATGATAAAGCGCATCTTCTCGCCCGCGTAGGACTTGCGGATAATCGTAAAAAGTGTCTTGTTGATTTCTCGGCGCGTTGACTCAATCGTAACCTTGCGGACGGCATTGATTTCATCCAGGGTTAGTTCAGCCTTTGGGTCGTTTACACGCTTTGTAGCCAAGGCTGTGTTGAGGCGTTGCTTGATGTCAGCCCTGTAGATTTGACGAGCCAGCGGGTGACGAGCAATCGTTGTCTCAGGCAGTGAGCCAAGGAAGTAGAACGCTCGGTCAACAACCTTAGCCATAGCATCTTGCCAGTTACGAGCCTGTGGGCTGGTTGGCACGATACGCCCAATGATGTCTGGCATAGCAGGCTCATCTGCGAAGTGACGGCGTAGCCACTGCTCATCAATGATTCCAGCACGGAAGGCTTCTTGAATCTGAGCATCTGGCAGGTAGCGGTTGTAGGCGCTATACAAGTCACCAACGAACTCTTCTGCATCAATCGAGACATTCAAGCGCTCTGACTGCACCTTGATACCAGGTGTGTCGATATTGAAGCGCTGTGCGTATGCCTTGTTCTCTGGCTTTCGCAGCCATCGGACTACATCCTCTGGCTTGCTGCCGTTGATGAACATTTCGATGAGCGGGTCAATACGCCCATCTGGGGAACGGAAGAATGTGTTGAGCGAGTTGGCATAACCCGTGTAGTACTGAGGCATGTTTGGCGTGAGGGTTTCCTCAGCAAAGTTGCCATACTGGGCGCTAAACAACTGCGAAGGGTAATCTACGAAGTTCCTGTAGGACTGTGTGTTGTCGGTTCTGTCGAGTAGAATCTGACCAAGTTCGCCACCGAAGGCATCGTCAATCTCTACCTTAGTTCCGTCATAAAGTGTTTCTACACGGCGACCAGTTCCCTGAATTGCCTTAGGTCCACCAATCCTTGCTTCTTCTACGATGCGAGCATCGAGACGAGCCATGAGTTGTTGCATGTCCTTACGGACAAAAGCCTGACCATCCGCAATCTCACGGATGATATTTACTATTCCGTCGAGAGGGTATTGCTTGGAGGCAATGGCTGCCGAGAGTTCATCAACGCGTTCTCTAAAGCCTTCTCTGCGAGTTCTCTGGCGAACGCCTGCCGCTCCTCTGGAGACATATCCGAAATTGGCTTTGGTGCCTTGACCCAATGCAAACGCTGCGCTTGCTCCTTCATCGCCTGTTCCTCCCGTGGAGATAAACTCGCCCTTGCCCACATCAAAGACACCCTTTTGGTTTCTTTCTGAGCCTAATAGTACAGCCTTCTTGCGGTCCATAACGACATTGACTGGCTCTGCCCAAATGTGTGGCACGCCATCAATATCTTCAACCCAAGTACCGAAGTGGTCAGCGGTACCAAACTTTTCCAGGTTCTTCTCAAAGTGAGATGCCATGGAGTCAATCCATGCCTGTGGGTTGGTGCGTGCATCTTCAAGGCTGAACGAGTGGGTAGCGCCACGAACTGCAACGGATACGCCTTGGGTTGGTACATCACCATCCATAGACTCGGCAAAGCGGAATGTTCCGCCACCTTGTTGAACCGTGCGCTCAATGATGCTTGCGATGCGTGACTCTTCGCCAAGAAGTGTCTGTTGATTTTTGACTGCGTTTATACGCTTCTCTGCCAAAGACACAACAGGGTTCTTGCCAAACGCCTCAACCATGTCGGGGTCAACCAGAATGGTTGCACGCCCATTAGCCTTGTTATCTGGCAATACGAGTTTGCCAACACCGTTGGCTCGCATCCAATCAAGGAGACGATTCTCTTTGCCTTCCCATCCGGCACGACCACGCCACTTAGCAGCGCTGTCAATCTCAAGAATTGTCTTGAGTTCTGGATAGTCGTTTAGACCAATACGAGACTGGTTGCCGTTTATTAGGCGAAGGTCAACGGTCTGACCGTACACCTTGCGACCCATGACAACGCCCTGGTTTCCAGGCTTACGGACTCGGAACTGACGGGAAAGAAGCGATTCTTGCGAGACAGTCTCTGGGTTGATAGCACGCCACTGACCAGTCTGAGTGTTGAGCATTTCAACGGTATTGCCGTTGTCAGTGCTTCGCTGGAATCCTTCGCGCATATCTGCTGCGATAGTCTGCATAGAAAGCGATGGTTCACGCTTTGGGGTAAGGCGCTCGCCCTCACGGGTGCGTAGGTTCTTCGGCATCGGGTAAGCCCTGCCGGTCATCCTACGATAAATCTCAGATGCTGAGATAACTGGCATGCCAGCCTCTGCGTAGCGGTTGGCAATGTCCTCAGAGTAAGTCATCGCAAAAGCGCGGGCATTGTCTAAACCAGTTAGCGGTGCTGTTGAGCCGTGGTATAGCCACTCGCCTGTTGCGTACTGAAAGACCTCAACTACCTCACGGTACTGGTCTTCGGTCAGTTTGCCCTGTCTGTATAAACGCTCAACTGCTGGCAAGTAATCTTTGATTTCGTCGTATAAACGCTCAGAAGCCATGAACTCCTGTTGCTTTTCAGCAAAGGCTTGGCGCAACTTGACAGAATCTTCACGAAGTCCTTGGGCTACAAGCCTTTTATCTGCAAGGCGCTCAAGTCCTCGGACTCGGTTGGTGTACCAAGCACCGAATCCTTCTTTGTTCAAGTCGCTCAAAGCCATCAAGCCGTAGCCCTTGGCAAGGATAGAAAGTGCACCTTCGGAGACATTTCGGATGGTATAGCCGAGACGGAGAAGGACCGAAGCCTTCCACATGTCATTGAGAATACCCGTGGTGTAACGCCATGAGTCTGGGTCGTTGATGTCTAAACCACCAGCCAAGGAATCTACAAAGCCCTTGTTCTTTTCGATAACACGAGCGTAGTTCTCTAGGTCAACCATTGGCAGTGCGTTAGCACCTTGGCGCTCTAGGTATGGAATCTTGAGGATGAGGTCATCTTCGGTCATCAAGAACTTGCGGTCCTTGATTGTTTGACGGGCGGTGTTACGGCGTTGTTTATACGCTGCCCAGATAGCAGCACCTGCTTCGTCACTTACTCCGAGTCTGCGGTTGATGAGAGCAATGGACTCGTCCTCAAAAGACTCAACGACACGGGCACGAAGTTCAGGTGTACCACCAGACTTGATGTAATCCTCTAGGTGTCTTTGGATTGTCTCTCTTGCGCCATTTCCAACAACACGGCGCAGAAGGTTGCCAAATGCCGCAATTTCAGTAAAGGAATCAGAGTCATTGAGGTTGACATAACCTGCTGGTTTCTCAGCAAATCCATCTCCGACCTTCTTTACACCGAAGTTGACTACCGCCACGAGTGGGTGGTACTTGGTTGGCTGGAAGTATCCTACCGTAGGAAAGGAAGTGGGGCGGTCAAAATCCTTGAGTCTGGCAGCACGGCGTTCCGCACGGTTGATAGCCATTTTCTCAAATACTGGCGTACCGAATGTACGCTTACTCAAATCTGCTGCTCTATCGTCAAAGGTAGAAAGAGCCTTGAAGTATGGGTCCTCGCCCAATGTGGCAAGCAAATCATCTGCTGCTGCCAAGACATTGGCATCTTCGACAATACCGTTGGTTGGTATGTTATCCAACGCTTGCTTTTGGGTGCGTGGTGTGTCCTTGAGTTTGTCAAAGACAAAAGACATTTGCTTGCGAGTTTGCACTAAGCGAGCCATAGCCTCGGTATCGCGGACCGATACTGCAAGGAGTGTGTCCGCTACTTCATCAACGCTTTTAGCCTGACCCAACAAATATGAGAGAGTGTCTGCATCAGTAGATGCTGCAACCATGGGGTGTGTACGCACTGCAATCTGGTCGCTCTTAGCAAACCACGAAAGCGTGTTATAAAGTTCGCCACCTTCTTCACGACCCTCGTTGATTCCCTTAGCAAGGGTCTGGGGGGACATAATCGTGGTAGAGCGGATGGACTTCGGTACGAAAAACTCACGAGCCAGGGTCTTCATATTGGCATCTGCCATACCCAATGGACGGGTAACCAGTGCCTTCTTAGCAAGACCTGCTGCTTTTCCTATTTTGCCTAGCGGGTCTGTAACTGTTGTGAAGAATGTGTCGTAAGCGCCTGTAAGGGTGCGAAGAGTCCAGTCCTCTTGAAAAATCTTGCGGTCATTGGGGTTGAAGATGTCGAAGTCTTGCGGTATAAACGGTGCTGCTCCGAATGTCATCCTGTCGCCAAGGTAGGCAAGGGCTTGACCAGCGGAAATCTCGTCGCGGTTTTCCCATGACTTCTTGACATCACCCGTTGCAGCGGTCAAAAGCGCTGCAGAAAGTGGCTCACGCAGGTATCTGCCACCAACTTGGTAAGACAACTGCGCTGTAGGAAGCAAAACTTTGTTGAAAGCAGCGCCCGCAGTCTTGCGGATTGGGTACGATGCTGCTAGAACGCTACTTCTAAAGGAAGATGCAGCGATATTGAACGCATCTCCTACCCAGTTCTTGTCGTTCGAGGCAATGCTGGCAACATCAAACATAAGAGTCGGTAAGCCAATGTCCTTGGCAAACCCATTTGATTGTATTTTTTCAGCAGCCTTGCCGAGCGAGTCAAGAAAATTCACAGAATGCCTCGTAGGTATCGCACATAGTTGCGATAGGCGTTAGATACTTCTGGCAATTCAGCCAAGACGGACAGATATGGAAGCGCCTCACGCATACGAGCAGCATCTTCTGCATTAGCAGTGTTGTCAGTTGCGTACATGCTTTCCATGCCCATGGCTGAACCCATGCGGACATCTTCTTCTGGGCGCTGTGTTGGTGCCGTAAGTGGCACAAGTGGTGAGGCTGAGTCGCCACGAAACGGGCGCTGTCCTGACGGAGATGGCACACGACTTACTGCTGGATTCTTACCAGCCATGCGTGCTTGAGTCTGGATGTCATAGAACTCTCCAGCATTATCGACACCTGCTGCATATCGCGCAGGCTGTCCATCCGTGCCCGCACCGCCGGTTGCAGATACCTGAAAGTTCTGCTCTCTTGGCAATGCCATTTTTCCTCCCACCTAAGGTCAGTTGTTATGAGCAGTTTATGGACTTGCTCAGGTCACTGAATTACTTGTTCTTGCTTCCGCGTGTGCCTCGTGGTGCTGCGGTCTGATAGACCTTGCCACCCTTAGACGATGCCTTCTTTGCCAACATAGGCTTCTGTACATTTGGCTTACCTGCGGACCCTTGGTTCGCTGGCTTCTTG